TGCTATTTTGCTCAATATGATTAGCGGTATATTCTTTAATGAATTTCGTATGCAAACCTGCTGCTCTGCATCTCGTACAATAATCTAAATCTATTGCTCCATAAGGGTCAAGTTCTTGATTGAATGCGCCAACTCTTTTTATAGTTTCTTTTGTGATAGTAAAGTTACCAGTTAAATCAGCCGTGTCATTATTCATACTATGTAAAGGAATAGAACAAATACCAATAGTTTTGTCTTGTAAAAAGTCATTTCTTATTTGCAACCAATTATCAGGTTCTAATATATCGTTACCCATAATAGTTACATAATCTATATTATCAAAGTTTAAATTCCTTAAGCCTTTATTAGTTGCAAATGCTATACCCTCTTCATTAATGATAGTTACTATATCAATATGCTTACCTGCATTTTTGATATTCTCAAACAATGTATTGATGTTCCTATCTTTATAGTTTAAGTATACTATTGCATTCATTATCTTATGTTTGAGCCGATTTCCCTTGCTGGAACTCCTGCGTATTTAGTATTTGGTTTTGCATCTCCTTTTACAAAGGCACTTGCCCCTATCATACAATTTTCTCCTACGTTTGCAAATTGGTGTAGAACTGCATTAAGTCCTATATTAGCACCATTGTCTACAATAGAATGTCCACCTATTTTTGCTCCGCAACTTATAGTAACATTGTCTAAAATTGTACAATCGTGTCCTATGTGTGCGTGTTTCATTATGAAACAATTATTACCAATGAAGGTATCAATCTCCGTACCTGCATCTATTGTTACAAGTCCTGTAATAACATTGTTATCGCCAATGTAAACTTTGCCTTTTTCTTTTTGCCAGAACTTTTTATGCTCGGCTTTGTCGCCTATAATACAATAAGCACCAATGTAATTGCCATCTCCAATAATTACGTTATCGCCAATAATAGCGGTAGGGTGGATAAAGTTAGCCATTCTTTTTTTTATTTTTAGGTTTAGGTTGCTCTTCGTACCAAGTATACAAGCGTTTAATCATATCGAAGATACAATTACCGCACCATACTGTTAAGATAAAATCTGCACTCATATACTTGCGGTAAATATGCTCGTACATTTTTAAGATGTCTAAGTCGATGTTTCGCACATAACCATTTTGTACTGTATGCCAATTACCAACGTGTTCGTCTAAAAAGTTTCTATGTTCTATTTCCATAAGTTCCACATTAGTTTTGAAAGTAAAGGTGCTGCAACTCCTGGTATAAATACAAACGCAATAACATCGGTACATATTGCAGGAAGTAAATATAAAGCCAATCCTGTCCAAGCTGCTAAACAACTTGTGCAACTAAAAGGCTTAAAATCTAATTTCCATTTTCTATGAAATTGGTGTATCTCAACAAAGAATATTGCAAAGCATATCGCTGCTATAATTATCATTTGCGTAATTGTTTTTTAAGTTCTCGTTTAGTTAGTTTTAGTTCCCTATGGATTGACATATAAGGAATACCTGTTACCCTGCTTAGTTCTTTAGCGTTGCAGTTATGCTTAATTGCATACACTCGTAAAAGTTCCGCTTTATACCAGTGCATCTTTGATAACTCATCTTCTACTTTATTAAGTAAATCTTCGTCTCTATCGTGTACTATTAATTCTACTTCTAATGGCTTTCGGTATGTTCTATAAAATTGGCTCGTATTACTTTGCATCATATTAATCATTGTCCTAACCAAGTAAAACTTTAATACGTTTCGTGTCCGCATATCAATTAAACGCTCTTCTTCCATTTCACATAACACCTTAAATAATTCGCTTCTTAAATCATCTCTTAAATCTTCAGGCTGCATTTTGTCTATTGCTTCCTTAAGTTCTCGGCTTTCCCAAAGTTCTAATATGATGCTATTCTTGTTCATACTCCTTTAAGGTTAGTTTACCATTATCTTCGGTAGCTATGTAACAGAAGCAATTTGCAGTTTTTGCTAAGTTTAAGAACGCTATTTGATAACTGCTAAGTTTATCTCCTATCGCTTTTGTTTCGCAATAAACCGCTACACCGCTTTGAGTATGGAAGCCTACTACATCTGGAACTCCTTTAAGTCCTATAAAGGTGCGACCCCTAACCGCTAAATTGTTATTGCGCCATACAAAGCACCCGTTTTTATTTAGTGTTTTGATTGCTTCTTTGGTTAATTCGTTTGCGGTCATAAAGCAAAAATATACTAAAGTTCTTGATATTGACAAATACTTTTAAAAATCTGGTAAGCTACCTGTGGGACTATTGCATTTCCGTAGGCTTTGATGCTTTCGTTTCTCCATTTAGAAAAGGTAATGTTGTCCAATTCTTTGGGAAGCCCATCATCTCCTCCACAAATAGGGGGTTGAGTTGGGAACATTTCGAAGTTTGTTCTTGGAAATTTATTGCATCTTTTAGTGAGTTCGTCATTGGATTGTGTCCTTTCCTCGGAGCATTGCCCCTCCTTCCTGCATTCTTGTCCGATGCTACAGGTGTCGGCAATAAACCCATTGCCATTGCTCTTGTTAAAGTTACTGAGTGCATCGAGCCTTCCGTTAGTTGTGGAGATTTCATATTTACTGTTGCATTTGTCGAGTCCATTGCTGTTGGTGTCGGTAGCATTAATATTTTTTGAGCATACTCCGATGGAGTCATTATTCTCCCCTTCGAGAATTTTTCCGACCTTGGCACTTCTACTGCTCTTGGTGTTGAAAGCCACAAACCAGATTCGGTCTCTTCTGTGGGGTGCGTTGACGGCACAAGCTGGAAGTAAAAACGGGAGGACTTCGTAGCCTTCAGCTTCCAACTCAGTTTGCACTTCGTCGAATACCAATCCCCCGTTCCAATTAGTAAGTCCGCGAACGTTCTCGCCCACAACCCAACTTGGTTGAATTTCCCGAATTGCTCTAAGCATTTCCGGCCAGAGGTGTCTCTCATCTTCTTTGCCAAGTCGCTTTCCTGCACTTGAGTAGGGTTGGCAAGGGAAGCCTCCACTAATGATGTCGATTGTTCCTCTGTGAATAGTGAAATCTGTTTTTGTGATGTCATTGTAACTTATTGAATTTGGGAAGTGATGTTTTAAAACTTTTTGTCCAAAGGTGTTCCATTCGCAATGAAATACGTTTTCCCAACCGCACCATTCTGCTGCTAGATCAAAGCCACCTATTCCGCTAAATAAACTGCCGTGTGTCATTTGAATGAAGTTTTATTATTAGCAATTTGCAAATCAAAAAATAAAGCTACGGCTACGGCTCGAGCCTGGTTCTTTAGCCAACTATCAGTCCATTCGTCTCGGTATTGCTTTGCGCTTATGATATCCATTTTATTAGCCTTGTAGGTAATAATCTCCATTAGTTTCTTTTTAGCAAGTGCGCCATCTTCTTTTGTCCATACCTTAATTCCTGAACTATTAAGCTTTGTAAATACGCTTAGTGGGTTAAACAACCTGTCAAAAGTTCGGTTTTCCAACAATTTGTATTCTTGATAACTGTAATCAATTATCTCTAAATCGGTTAAGTGCGGTATTGCTTCAACTCGTTCTTGTGGCATCATTTTTCTAACTTCGTTTGCTTTTTTCTTGTATCTATCCATTACCTGACTAAAGTATGCAGGGCTGAAGTTCTGGTAGTGGTCTATAAAGTCATTGGCTACCATTTGCTTAAACGCTACTTTAACTTCGTTTATTGTAAACGCTCCGTACTCGCTTCTAACCCAATCTTCTAAAATTGCTAACTTAACTTCGCCAGGATTGTTAATTCCTACAAGCTGCATCAAATAAACAAGGTTTTGTTTAAATATGGTAGAGTTCAGATTGCGAACCCTCTCCCCCGAAAAGCTTTGCATAATCTCCTTCTCCATAGGAAGTAGAGTGGATATAGTTGTAGTTTCTAAGGTTATCGAGTTCGTGCTTATTAAGTTTTGGCTTATTGTTTGTAGTTCCTTTTGCATATTGTTTAGCGTTTGTTATCCAATTATTTACTGCGTGTGTCCAACTTTTCATAGGATTCTTACCTACTTTCCACCCGTTGCTTGTATAGTAATTTACAAACTTTTCGGCTTCTAATTTAGCATTTTCTTTTCCAATCCTAATAGCCATATATTCGTAAACTTCTTCAAAAGTACATTTACTTTTATTTATATTTATATCTTCATTTTCATTTTCATTTACATCTTCCATAAGGTTATGTTTAGCTAAACCTAATGGTTTTGTATTATTTTTAGGTCTACCACCCTTACAGCCATTGTTTCTACGGCTTTCAGTAAATTGAATGCGTTTTTCAATCTCTTCATTTAGCCGTTCATTAAAAAAATTTCCGTCTTTGTCTTTTGAAAACTTGCTCAAAACATCAACCGAAACCGAACCTAAAGATAACCTAATGGTTTTGTCTGTAAGTGTACCTTTTTGATGTTGTAAACATAAGAGAGTAATAAATTGTCCTCTCTCTTCCATTGTTAAGTCAGCTACTCCATTTAAAAAGTCGCTACTATAAAATAGGAATGCAGGGTCTTTTGCCATAATAAAATAAAAAAGCCCCCAATAGAGTCCAGCTATCGAGGGCTATTATTTAACCACTAAACACATTATCGGCTGGACTTTCGCTAATGTGTCTTTTATTTATGATGCGAATATACACTAAATTTCTTTAAGTTCTAATTTTAAGCAAAGTTTTTTTAGCTTAGTTTTAAACCAGTCCTCAGTTTCTATTAGGTTGTTCGCTTGTTTAATGTTATGGATAGCCGTTGTATGGTCGCTTGTTCCTGTGTACTGGCTTATCTCCTTAAGGCTTAACTTGGTATATCTCCTAAGTAAATAAGCAGCAGCCTTGCGACCGAACGTTGTTTTTAAACTTCTATCCTTAATTAATACATCGCACTCAAACTCCTCGTCTACCAATTTAACAATAGTCCTTGCGCCAATGTCTAACCCTAAAGGCTCGTTATCTTCTATGCCTAACAATCCAAGTTGCTGCATCATTTCGTGTAGCTGCAAATG